GGGCATCAAATTTACCAGCAGTCACACCTGCAAGATCAATAGCTTCTACAACACCTGAACCTGTAAAAGTAATTGCAACTTCTTTATCTAAGCACCACTCTATTCTTTTAATGTCTAATCTATTACCAGAACCAGCAGCATTTTGTAATTCACTTGCGTCAATGGTAACAGCAGCACCGTGGTCATCAAGTGATACAAGTACTTTTGTTCCGAAAGCGTTATCTGTCAGTATTCTATTTCTAACTGCCATTATTATCTCCTTAAAATTGTTAATGTCTCTTTATCAAAGTAATTCATTAAATCTTTATTACTAACATTATGTTTTTTTGCAGCTGTACTAACATTTTTTTCAAAATTAGCAACAGCATTTTTGTCTGTATCAATAGACTTATATACCATATCAACAGCTCGTTTTAATTTAGGAGACAATTTGTTATACTGCCTACTTCTTTTGTAATCGTTAGCTTCGTCTATTTTAGTACGAAGATTACTGAGCGTTGTCGTCATTTGCTACCTCAGTTGGTGTATCAACGTCAACACCAACAGCTGTATTTGGTTGTTGATATAATGATGTAGCAATATTTTGTTTTGTTGCGTCTAAAGCAGTTGATACTTTATCAGCCATTGCACCGTTAAATGCGTCTTTGGCTGCTGTGTTATCACCTTTTGCTAAAGAGTCAACAAATTTATTTAAGTTTTCTTTTGTCATAACTATATTTATACCTCTTCTCTATTCTTTGTGTCTTGTTCAGGTTGTTCAGTTGCACTTTCATCCTGAATTTGTTGGTCAATTTCTTTGACCTCTTGTTCGTTTTGTTTAAGTATTTTTGTTCTAACATATTCGTTAGAGAAATACTTACCAACATATTGATCTAAATCTCTTGCAAGATTAACTCTTTCTCTCATCATTTCTGAATTTTTAAGTTCAGCAAAGTAACCATCTTGTAAGAAATTAAAGTAAATCTTTTCTTTCATTTGATCCCAATCTTCAGGTGCAATTACACCTTTTAGAATCAATTGTGTCTTTAATAAATCATGGAATAAAGTTGTAAATTTCTTTCTTAATCTGCCTACAAATTTAGTAAATTTAACTTCGTCTCTACTAATTTCTGCAGCTCTACCAAGATTAAAACCAGTACCACTTTCTAATCTACTAATTGGTACATTTAGAGAACGATATAGTTTTCTTTGGAAGTATTCTATATCTGCAATCTCTCCTAAATTTTGACCACCAGGTAAAGTTGTAATTTCTGTGCCTCTACCACCTTCTCTTCTAGGCAACCAAAAATCTTCTAACATAGACATATAGTTTCTGTCGTCTCTTATTTCACCTGTACTTGCGTCATAAACAAGTTTATTTCTGTATCTTGCCATAACGTCTCTTAAATATTGTTCAGCTTTAATTTTAGGTAAGTTACCTACATCAATGTAAAATATTCTTCTTTCAGGTGCTCTTGCAATTCTGTAAATAACAACAGCGTCTTCGATCATTCTTAACTGATTAACTGGTTTAATTGCCTTATGTAAATAAGATAAAACTGAGTTGTTTGTTGTATCAATTAGTCCTGATGGACAATATGCGATTGCGTCTGTGGCAATCTGTAAACCACCTGCATTTGAAGTTGCAGTTGGGTGTATTCCTTTTTCATTAAATAGAAAAAACTCCTGATACTTGTTTGTCATTGCAAACGAACCAGGCATACCATCTACTCTATTTTTTCTAACCTCTCTTACTTTTTTAATCTTACGAGGGTCAATGTATCTTAATTCTGTAATACCTTTTCTTGGTGAGTCTTTATCTATAATTTTATGATAATATACTCTACCATCTACATACCAACGTCTGAATATATCGTGCCCCTTTGTATCAAACTGTAATAAGTCTAATACTTCATTAAAAGATTCTCTTATTGCTTTTTTAATTGAGTCGTTATATTTGATGTGTGATAAATCTAATTGCACTGAAGATTGATTTTCGTTAGAAACAATTGCTTCTGAAACAATATCTTCAATCGCTAAATCACATTCTGGATGTAGTGAAATTTCTCTATATCTTCTTATTAAATCTAATTCGTTCCTAGCATTTACGTCAAAGCCTCCATAAGACGCAAAAAACCCACCAGCGGGGACGGTTTGTGTACCGTCATCCGCTTGTGGTGGAACTATATTTTGTCGTGGGTCAACCTTTGAATCGTTAATACGTTCAATCTTAAACCCGAACAGTTCAGCCATAATATTTCTCCAATTCTACTTAATTATTTAGTCGTCTATTAAGTAGTTGTATTTGTTTCAAAGTACTGGTATCTATGTGTAGCAGTAAATGATTCTACTACGTTATTAGTACCATAATCTAAAGCAATATCGTCCAATGTTGTTGGAAACATTCCTCTAAATGTGTATGATTTAATCACGTTGCCGTTTCTGTCGAGTTGGTCAACAAATGCGTCAACTTGATAGTCAGCAGGATTAACAAGTCCTTCGTTATCAGACATATTGTTAATACCATTCAACCATCTTTCGTATGCGTTCCTTAGTTTGAAGTCAGTATCATTTAAGATAGTAGTTGTCCAAGTAGCAAATGTTCTATCACCTGCAACATATAACTCCCTACCTCTAAATGGTATCGCAACTTCACCTATCGTCATACCAGGTAAAGATGTTGATGTACATAGGAAACTCATTTCTTCAGTTTCACCACCTACAGCAGCATATCCTGGGAAAGGCATTGTCACTCTAAACTGGTTAGCACGAGCTCCGCCGCCTCTTAATTTACTTTTAAAGTCATTAATGTTTGGCATATTACGCTCCTACTACTTCGTTAAATGCAACGCCATTTCTAGTCGCTACGAATTGAAGTGTTATAAAGTTGATTGATCTAGCAGGTTTAACAAAAATGTCAGCCTTAAATTCATTTCTATTGATAACATCAGCAGTGTTGTTTGTGTCATCACATACAACTAAGAAGTCTGTAATACCTCTTCTACCTTGTACATCTCTTAAAAATGGCTCTATAATGTTTCTAAAGTTCGCTCTTGTAAACTCGTCATTAAATTCAAAGAGTTGGAATTTAGAAGCAGTTGATATTGCCTTTTCTAAAGTAATGAATAGTCTTCTAACATTTATTCTATCAAACGCACTAGGAGCAGTTAATCCAGTTTTATCTCCAAACAAGACTGTGCCTTGTCCTGGGAATGTAACCACTGGGTTAATTCTAGCTCTGTAAAGTTCGTCTCTTTCTGCTTTTGTTGGGTTGTAAGCAAGTTTAACTACTCCTCTTAATACTCCTCTGTTTAAACCAGCAGGTGAGAACCATGAGTCGTTAGTTAAATCTGTTCTTGCAGCCAATCCAGCAATATCACCGTTTAAAGGAACGAATCTAAACACATCATTGTATTTGTCATATGTATATTTGTATCCTGAATCGAATACAACATATGAAGATGATCTAATACCATCAAAGAAGCCTTTTACGTTGCTTGTTTGAGTAGTAGAAGAAGTCACGTTAACCACATCTGATCTCTCAGGACTTGCAAATACAACAGCGTCTTTTCTGTTCTCAGCAATTGTGATTAAGTTATCTATGTGTGTAGCGTCACCTTTACCAGCAATGATTAAGTTGACATCAACTGTTTCAGCGTCATCAAACTTTTCGTATGCAGTTTTTAACTCAGCAGTTGATACAGCAGAACCGTCTGAACCACCAGATAAAGAGGCATTATTAACTGTGTTGACAGCAGTAAATGTTAAATTTAATGCAGCTGTACCCCAATTAGTACCTCCTGAAATGTGATCCATCCAGTAAATGTATTGTGATTGATTGTAAATTACGTCTGGATAATAATTACTGTCTCCTTGAGGAGTTTTTGCGTCAGAAGCTTTTGATAATGAATCATAAACTTCTAATACTTCTCCTGCTTTTCCAGTAATATCGCCATCTTCGTCAACAACAACAACGTGTAGTTCGTCATTTGAACCACCTCTATCAGAAACGTAAGGTGAAGTTCCTGGCGCAGCCGATACTTGATCGTAGTATTGCCATCTTCTTCTTACGTTAGATCCGTTAGTGACAGCAGTATGTAAACCACCAACACCTGAAGGATGTCTTACGAAAGTTATTGTTTGACCTGATATAGCTGTTACCCTATATTCATATCCGCCTGTTTCGCCAAAGTTTATAATATCACCTACAGAAAAACCAGTTGAAGATTGTACTACTATTGACGTATCGCCAGCAGCAGAGTCAGTATCTTGCGTAGTTGTTTTTGCAGTTTCTTCATAAACTGTTGATGAAGGACAAACAGACACTTTTAAATTGTTACCATGTGCTCCTGCAGTTCTAGCCGCCCACGCACCAACTGAACCAGCACCACCAGAGTAGTCATTCTGATATGATGTAGTATTGTTGATTAGTAAGCCACTACCGTTTGCAGTCGCATTTAGTAGACCAGTATTTGAAGCACGTACAACTTTTAGATTTGATGAATATTGTAAAAACGATTGAGCTGCATAAAAATATTCAAAAGTAGAAGAATTTGGTTTACCAAAAGTTTCTACTAATTCTTTTTCTGAGCCAATTGTCACAACCTCATCAAGTGGTCCTTGAACAGATTGTATAGCGATTGCGCCGATCGAAGTCGCAACTGCTGGTACAACATTTGTCAAGTCTTTCTCTTGTACGAGAACACCTGGTGAAACTTGAAATGCCATATATGTTTTCTCCTTATTAGCTAATAAGTATCATTAATCTCAGTGATATTTATACTATTGTTAACCTCTACGAATATTTACAGGTGTCCAGACTTCTCCTGTATCATCAATAATTGGTTCTTCTTCTAAACCATCATCTAAAAAACCAAAAGGCGCCATATCTTGTTCTATTGCATTTTTTTGTTCTTCATACATACGTGCTCTAACATCTTGGTCTGTGAGTTCTTTAAAATATCTTTGATTTGATATCCATGCAAAGATTACTAGACACATTGTTAAATCGTCATTAGACCCCTCTTCAGCCGCCCAGGATTGACCTCTCCTTACGAAAGTTGATAGTTCTTCTATAATGTGAAAGTCTTGTACAATTAACTTGTCACCCTCTATAAGCGTCTTTAAATTAGTACAACCTATTCGTTTTACTTGTTTTGTCATTCTAACACCAAGTTGTGATCCTCTTTTAGAGAAACCACCACCTAATATTTGACCTGCTCTTCCTTTCATCATACACATTAATAAATTTGTGTATTCTAATTCAAATTGTAATGCGTCAGCAACTTGATGGCCTACATCATTTACTTCAACACATACATGAGCATTGTTATAATTTTTTGCTACTCTCTCTATCGTATGAGGAAATAGTAATGGTTTAATTTCATTGTTTCTGTATTTTGCAACAATACGATAAGGCATTTTTGATACATCAAATACTACAAAGGCAGAATAATCTTTTACGGTACCTCTTGCAACGTCAACTGTAATTACATAATCTTTACCTTTTTGAGGTTGTTCGTAAACATCTAAACTTTGATTTGATATTTTAGGATTAATATGAGACAATGTTCTAATTTTAGATGGATTTAATAACGTATCAACTGAACCAACAAACTCACATTCAAACTCAGTAGCAAATTGTGCCTCACTTGTATTTCTAATTGTTTCTTCTTTCCACTTATCGTCTCTGCCAGGAACTTCAGACCAATGTACTTCAATAGGTTTGTAATCATTTCTTTTATGTATTGCGTCATTCCACAATTTGTAAAACATATTCATACCATGTG